ATCGAAGAACAAATTGGAATTACCGGGTCTTCACGCGACGGATTCCGCTCGGATGTAACCGCCTACATGTTCGCCAAAATGCGCCGTGGTGAGAAGGTCGACTATAAGACCTATGAGCCTCTCAAGGATGCAATTGAAGCATTCTTGATTTCTTCTGTCAAGAGCGTCGCACGTATCGTCACCAAGTCAAAGACGCGTGATGATGAGCAACAAAAGAAATACGGTGAGATGGTCGAGACGCTCATCAAGAATTACGGTTACAATGCCGAATCCGCAGAAGAGGTGCTGGCTTATGCCGCAAACAACCTTTGGAGGGATTCGTAAATGATTTCAATCATTTAGACACTTTGTAATAGTTTACCTTATATTACTAGTTACTAACTTCAAATAAGCCGTATACTTAATTGTATGCGGTTTATTTATTTGGCAAAAAATTTGTTAGATGGCAAATGTTATGTAGGACAAACAAAAGATTTTAACGAAAGAGTGAAGGGTCATCTTTATGAAGCGTTAAAAGGAAGAGGATATAAATTTCACGCTGCTATTAGAAAATACGGTAAAGAAAACTTTACATTCGAAATAATAGAAGAGTGTGAAGATGAAGTTACAAATGATCGAGAACGTGTGTGGATAGAAAGATTCGATTCTTTTAAACGAGGTTATAACCTAACATCTGGTGGCGATCATTTTAAGTTTTCAGCTGAAACAATACAAAAGATAAAAGAAGCAAATTCAAATCTTTCAGATGAACAACGTTATATACGAGGTTCTGCATTTCGTGGCAAGCATCTTTCTGAAGAACATAAACAAAAGCTTCGTGAAGCCAACAAGGGAAAGAAACCCCCACAACATACCGAAGAAACTCTTCGTAAGATGTCAGAGTCCATGAAGGGCAAGAATACCGGTCCTAAATCAGAAGAACATCGAAGAAAGCTTTCTGAAGCCAGAAGAAAGTGGAAGCTTACGGAAGAACAAAAGAAAAAGATAGCAGAAAATAAAAAGCCAGTTTCAGAAGAAACGAGGCAAAAGTTATCTGCCGTTAGTAAAGGGAGAAAGCGCTCAGAAGAAACGAAAAAAAGAATGTCAGAATCCCAAAAAGGAAAACCTAAACCCTCACCTTCTCAAGAAACGATTGAAAAACGTACCGCAAAAAATAGAGGTAAAAAGAGAACTGAAGAACAGAAACAAAGAATGAGAGACGGATGGAAACGTAAGCGTGAAGAAAAAGAAAAATTGAAGTCACTCGAATCTGATCTCAATCGGAATTCCTTAAAATAATTGTGATCCACGCCCACTCGACGTCTTTGCTCTGAATTGTTTTCTTTTCTTACGTTTTGCCGCCATAGATTTCTGCGCTTTTTTCTCCGCGCTTGCAACAACTTTGGGATTTGTACTTCTAAGATCCCTGTCACCTAAGTAATTTGTCCTTGCTTCATAAGAGCCCTTCAATATAGAATCATAAAGATTCTGTAGTTCGGCTTTTTGATCATCAGGTGCATTTTCGATGAGCGCAGAAAAATTATCATAAAATACTTTTAGGAATTTATACGCACGATAAAGTGCTCTCACGGTCATTTTGACGTCTTCAAGAGCCATGTGTGCTTTGCCCATTGGGAGATTAAATAATTTAGTTACATCTCCCAATTTTAAGCTAACTTTTACTTGATTTAAGAGTGGATTATTAGTCTCAGTTCCAATTAATTTTTTGACACCGTCAGCCGTGGGACGTAAATAAAAGTCAAAGAATTTGAGAGTGTCAAATGTTTCATTCTGTAGAGCCGATTGTTTACAGGCAGCTAAACGAGTATTGACAAATTTCATATCAAATGCTGCGTTGTGCGCGACCAAGATAGCGTTTGGATAAGATGAAATGAATTGTGAGAATTCTGACAATACATCGCATTCATTATTTCTAATGACGACAGGAACATTTTCAAAGAATCCAGTCATTTTCAATATATCTGGGAGAGGATCAGGTTCGTATCCTTTTTCTCTTTCACCAGAAACTTCTCTATCGAGTTTTGCTAGTTCGAAGCGATCAACGTTTCTAGGGTTGAGGCCAATTTTAAAATGAAATGTGCCAGCAGAATTAAAGTCAGGAACAGTGTCTAAAGAATCAATTGGAATTGCCACAGCGGCTATTTCAATGATTTGCCCGCTGCCTCCCTTATATTTTGAAGGCTTGAATCCCGTTGTTTCAGTGTCGAAAAATATTAGCGTCTTGCCTATAATATCGTTTTCAAACTTATTCAAGGCATCGGGCGGTGCAAGGAATGCGTATTTTCTCATTTCGACGAATAAACTTTCTCTAATGAAAGATCTCAACGTCGATATGTTATGCCACAAACCCGGATGCTTCTTTTTATTTTCTTCCATGAGATTTCCTTATATCTTTGACAAGATAAGTATCAGAAACATGGAATTTATTCTAGCGTGTAATCGACGTTCACCTTGATCTTCATGTTGGGCACGCGAAGGTGATTGACCAATCCGTGGGTCATGGCCTCCTCGGCCTCGAGGAACCAATCGGAGTGTCCCTTCTCATGGATGAGCTTCAGGAAGTAGTCCGGCTCCTTACCGCAGTTGGCCGCCATCATGCGGTACACCTTCTGGTTGAGGCGTTCGGCTTCCTTGGTGTCGGCCTTCATTTCTTCGATCTTGCCGAAGGCCCCGGCGGACACGTCGTGGATCATGATGGTGGCGTCTCGATCCATGAAACGATAGCCTTGTGAGCCAAAGGTGAAAAGGATGGCGCCACACGACATTGCCTTTCCCTCGATGATGGTTGCCACCGGAAGCTTACTGGATTTAATGTTGGCGATCATCGACATGAGAGAGTAGACCTGTCCGCCGTATGAATCGATGATGACAGGTACGATTGATTGACCGGTCGACTGCGCCGCGGACATCTCGTCGGAGAACTTCCTCGCGGCGTCCTCATCAAACTTATTGACACGAATGACGACAGGAGGGTACCGCAGCTCGATTTCCTTGATTAAGCCTGACACTTCCTTTAGAATGTTCACATTGTCTCCTGTTTAATTTCCTTAAATTGAATATAAGGATTTATCTTCTGATTTACAAAAATTTAATTGGACGTTCCCGTGTGGTGTGCGGTGTACCAATTCCACCAATCCACCAGCGCATGATCGTTTGGTGGTTCTGCTCCAATCAGTCCACGACAGAAAATGTCGTGGGCTCGACCGGCATATTCACCGACGCCAGGCAATTGGCGAGAATCGGTCCAAGAAGTGTTGAGATATGCATCGGCCAGCTTTTGTAGTGCTGCCGTCCGCCGTCGGCCGAAGCCGAGAGGCTTAATCACGGATTCGATGGCAAGAGGATCGGCGGCCAACAAGGCCTGCGGGGTCGGCCAGCTCGTTATGAAACCGGGCAACACCTTTTCCACCTGCTTTCGTGTGGTGCAATTTAACATCAAACAAGCAACAAGAATATACCACTCATTCGGCCACAGGTGTTCCTGAATAAGGCCGTGCGGCGAAATAGGTGGAAACCACCCTGCCTTGATCACGATAATCTCCTAAAGATTATTGGTTTAACAACAGGCCAACCTGTCGTCTAATAAAATCGCGAAGCACATCATGCTTCTCTTTTTTTGCCGCAATGACGGACTTCGTCGCGGCACGCGTCTTTTTATTCGTTCCCCAAAGATGGGGTTCTTCATGTGGTATTGTTAATAACGGCTCACTTGCAGGAAGATTTTGAGCATCCTCGGTGCCGGGCAAAGAGCCCAGATCATCTTCAATTGAACCTTTGGCTGTCGGCCTGAGCGGCGCTCCCTTGCTTATGACCGTATTGGGAACCTCCAGGCGACGGGATCCCTTCATTCTACCGACAAACTGACTGTCAGGTGTCGTGGAAGACCTGGCATCGATTGAATTGTAATCGTATTCTTTTAATTGTTTCACGAATATTAACTATTCGGCAAACAAGGAATCGAACGTGTCGACGAACTTTTTCCACGTCTTCTCGACGAGAAGCGACTTAAATTGCATCGACTCAAACTGGGAATATACGTCCGTCCAGCGACGACGTGGTGAGGAAGATGTGATCTTTAACAGCTCCTCCTTCGATAGGTCGAAGAATTTAATGAGCCGATAATTTCTAGCAAACTGTGCCTCGGCATCGTGATCCTTAAGCCACTGCGGCAATTCATCGGGATTGCTGGCCAGTTGAAGGGCCACCTCCTCCGTGGCCCCTGGAATTCCGGGGATGTTATCCGCGACGTCACCGCGAAGGGATTTCCACATCACGTAGTCATATTTGGGACGAACCAAATATTCCTTCTTAATGGGATTGTAGACCTGCACGTTGAGGAAATCGCACAGCAACTGCGTCATGTCTGAATCGCTGGACACGACGGTAAAATTGACCATGGAGGAAGCATTCTTGATGACATTGTGAATGACATCGTCACATTCGTAATCAGAATGTCGCATCACAGCAACCGGAAAAGTCTCCTTCAACATGTCAATTACGACATTGGCTTGACGATAAAAGGAATCCAAAGAAGCCTGCTTTGCTTCCTTTTCTGGATCCTCTTCCTGGAGGAGGCGATTTGCCTTGTACTCAGGAAAAACGTCAAAGCGTCGATGCGGCCTGCCTTCCAAGATGAAATAAATTCTGGAAGGATTCAGCTGTTCCACCAACGAGCGAAAATTTCGAAAGAAATTATAAACGACAAAATGCTCGCCAACAGTGAATCCGGATCGGGCACGATGAAGAAAATTCATCCCATCAATTAAAACAATGTGTTGGTTGCTCATGTGTTCAAATATACCACATGTCGTGCCGTTTTACAAGTTTTAATTTTTAAAATGATTCTTCTTGGGAAGAACCCAAGCCTTACCTGCACCGAGGTAATGAACTTCAACCGATTTATCTTCTGGCTGAAGATACTCGAACTCGTCTAGCGATTCCATTAGGAGAACATCGGGATCGACGTCGTTGAAATCTTCGGCAATTTCATCGTAGTCTTCATCGGTCACCTGTCCCGTGAGAAGTTTTTCTAAGAAGTCTTTGAATTTAGGTGACAAGTCGGAAGCCTCTAAGAGATAACTATCCATAAAATTTCGTCTAATTCGAGGCATTTTCTTTAGGCTTTTGTGTCCGATCCTGGCGCCACATTTTCTTGAATTTTTTCTTCATTACCAACAGAATCAAACCAATCAGCGGAACGCTTGGTTGCTGCATCGATTAAATTGTCGATAGATGCCGCTGCTCGACGCAGCAACTCTTGTTGCACGGCTGCCAAAGATTCGAACACTTCACCATCCAGGTGGGACAACAGAATTTCTTCCTGCTCGTCCTTTGGACCGTATGCAACCTTGTATGATTTTTCTTGACCGGAGAGAGTCTTACGGATTATCTCTTCGGTAATCTGCATCGGTACGATGTGGCGTTCCTTGCGGAGTATCACAAAAACGATTTGTCCAACTTGATATGTCAAGGTTAATTCCTTAGTCTAAGAGAACCTGTAGTTCCTGTTTAAGTTGCGCGTCACTCTGACGCAGGTTATCCGCCAACTGAAACACTCCAATGGAAGGAGTGCCCGTAACAGAAACAATGAAGTCCGGTGCGGAATCTCCCATTGGGATTTCGGCAGATACACAGGCCTCACAAATCTTGGTCCATAACCTGGACTCTTCCAGGTGCCGACCTTGCGATGCTGCCAAAGCTTGGCTCAATGTTGTTGAGAGCTCGGGAGGTAGCAGCAAACTGAACATGTCTCGAATGTGAACGAGCTCAGTTTGGGTCAAATTTAATTGACGAATTTGAACGGTCTGAAGCTGCGATGGGGCCTCTACCGGAGGTGATTGTTCGACCTGTTTTTCTTGTTTTTTTGCCATGAAAACAATTTAATGTTTTCAACAGACGTTGTTAACAATGTTATTTTTGTTATTTTGTAGGATCGGTTAAAACTTCAAGGAAAACATCGAAAGTATCCTTGTGAGCCACGCCCTGTTGAATCTTAACGACTCGTAAGGCGGCCTGCAGCGTCTTCATGTCGAGTTTGGATTTAAATTCCTCGATCAGCTCCTTGCGGTCTTCCTTCAGGGTTTCGATCTCATTGTCAATGTTCTGAAGGCGATTCATGAATTCCTTGACGAGATCCTTGAGGGAGTTTAGTTCATCTGGTTGCATTAATTCGACGTTATAGTTTTTTGTCATGTTTAAATTATATGGCACGCGCCGATTTTGGATTATTTAAATGATCGAACGTAACCTTCAATTGTAGAGACGGCGCTCTTGTAAGACTTGCTTTGCGCGGCAACGCCGCCCAATTCTTGGCCTTTCGTCTTCAAAGAATCCAGCAAATTTTGCAAATACGCTGCGCGCAACTTATCAAGTAATTCAGGCCGTTCTTCGTTTAGCTTCTTAAGCTGTTCTTTTTGTTTGTCTGTTAAATTCAGATTAATTCCAACGGATTTAAGGAGCTTAATATTATCCTCTAATTTCTCACCAAATTTTACGCCATTTACGGCGGTGGCTCGGTCAAGAACTGTTTTGACATAATCATCAAAATCAAATGCCGTTTGGGCCTCGGCAACCAAAGAATCAATCCCGGCCTCGTTTTCTTTCAATTTCTTTGCGACTTTTTCTCGAAGGTCTCCGGGTGGAATTATACTCAATAAAGAAACCGCGGCTCCCCCGCCGCCGCTCAAGGCGGATTTAAGCAGCTTTTTTCTTGAGTCTTCGATTTTGCCTTTATCTTGATCGCTAAGAGATATTCCTTCATCCTTAAGGAGGAGATTAAGGGCGGCAAAAATACCAAATGCCACAGGGGAAGCAGCCAAGGTCAATAGGGCCACGTCCTCACCGGCTCCCGTTTCTGAACCGTGTATTGACGCTGCTGGCGGCGGAACATAAAATGGGCTGGCTTTAATTCGTTTAATGGCGGCGGCACGCTTTGCTTTTACTTTAAAAAATTGCGATGGATCAACCGGCTTAAACATACTCTTCACGGACAATCCTGCTATTTCAGCAAAGGCCTTCAAATTTGCGCCTAGGCCCAGTATGTCTCCGAGAAACCCTTTTGTGTTCGAGTATAAAGATTTACCGACCTGTGACCAGGCGGCTGCAACCTCAGGTGATAGATCATCAGTCGCGCGGTATTCCTTCAAATTGGCCGGATAAGATCGCTGCAGCGAGGCGATGAGACTTTCTTCCAATCGACGCAACGATTTTTTATCGACGGATAAATTCATTCCGCGCAGTTCGGCCGCGGCACGCAACAGATCGGAGGCCTCGTAAAGCCACCAACGTCTGAAGTCAATGAATCTGTGTTCCTTGGACAAACTAAGCCTCTTCGGTCGCCTTGGCGTTCAAGGCCAATTGACAGATGATATTTAACAGATTCTTTGAATCAGAAAGCTGTTCTTCGGTGTAACCTGCGGCTCGAAGCTTCTCAATGAACGCCTTGGAAATTTCAACCTCACCAACGGTTCCATTGCTTAAATTAATGTCATATGTCTCAATGTCTTTTTGCATGGTCTTATTTACTCTTCGCCTGAATTGGCGGCACAATCTTCGCCTGTGCCTGGCTCGGCTTTGTGGGAGCATCCTTGGTGACAACGGTCGGCTTGACAGTTATGCTCTTCGTCTTTTGCATCTTAACCTCTACAGGAGGTTCGTGCGGAGAAATTGCAGCCTGGCCGGCCACTTCTCCGGTCAGAACCTGGCTGATTCCTTTCAGGAATGTTTGCAGGGCTAATCGTTCCGCCTTTTTTAATGAATCGAAATATTCCACGAAGTTCTTTTTGACGACTTCGTCCTTCAAAGACTTACCGGATCGTAAGGCGTTCAGTTGACTGATGACATCCTCGACGCCCACGTTTTCTTTGTCACCCAAACCGCTGGTCTCCGAGGCAACTGTCTTTGAATCGCTGGAAGCCTCAGGGGCTGCATCGTCTGCAGGAGTTTCGTCATCCTCTCGCAGGGTCTCCAGCTTGGCGGCCAAACGCTCTTGATGCTTGGCCTCTTCTTGGGCCGCATCATTTAAGCTCTCGGACAGAAATTTTTTAAGGTCATTAACGTTTCGTATTATCATTTTTTACCAACCTGATTCTATTGTGTGGAATTTCGCGGTATAATCTATTGTATTTTCTTTGTGGAGTTTCCTCGACGGGTCGACCCTGCGGTCCGCGTGCCATGGATTCTTTTTCAATGATTGCATCCATGAATTTATCGAAAGGCGTTCCACCTGTATCGTCGTTTTTTGCCATGTGTCACTTCCTATAATACTTAGGCCACCGTGTGAGATAATTCGAATTCCAGGGACAAAAGATCAAGACCCAACGAAGACTTCTCAAAGGAGGCAGCACGCAACAAAGCACCAACAGGAATTAAATTTTTATCTTCCTCAAAGGTTGCTTTACAGGATTTAATATCAATTTTCTTAAGAGACGTGACGACTTCGAGGGCGGTCGATAATGGAACGCATAGAGTCACCTTAAACGACAGGCCATTGTTGTGCGCGGCTTGAATGTCGCATTCACAAGACACGTTCTGCCTTTCCAACAAGTACGAAAATTTTCCAAAGGGTATAGATGCGTTTTCCTGCAGCATTTCAGCCGTTATCACATCCTGCAGCCCGGAACTCATCATTAAATTTTCTTCCATTTTTCAGGTCCTAATTAAAATTTAATCGTAATACTTTTGTAAAGCGTGTCACAAAAATGCGCAAATTCGCGATCCAATTCGGTCACCTGATTTAGGTCATGGGTTGTTAATACCACAGTCACGTCTTTTTCCGTGGCGGTGAATTCGCAATGATGGCCGACATCATTCTCGTGACCCATAAGCGACACTACGAATTCATACCTGGATTTTTGATCCTCAAATTGAAACGTCTTCTTAAGAAAGTTTCCTTCATCGTCCCACTTTTGAACCGGTTTAATGGGCAAGGAGGGACGAATCGGCGGGGGCGCGGGAGAATACACCGTGTATCTTTCGTGAAGGTGACGTAAGTGATTACGCATCACATTGCTTATCTTCATTTTTAATCCATTTCCAAACCAACGTCTTTGAAGAAGTATGGCTTTTTCTGCATTTCAGGATCATCCACAACCGCCTTGTCAACAAATCCTTCGTCTTCAATCGAGCTCGCAGCTAAAACGCCTAATCCAATATTATGTGCCGCCGATGGAGATAACTTTTTTCCGCCTGACATTCTCATAATCGCCTGTTGTAATCTCACGTTCTTAATCGAGGAGGAAATATTTTTTCCTTTTGTCATCGTTTCGTGAACATCAGGTCCAAGTTCGTTATCCAATGCCTGTTTAACAGTGACGCCTGTTACATTTTTAAAATTTTTATTCCATAACTTGTATACATCAAAGCTTGCTGGTCCACCTAAGTCTTTTAATAGTTGATTAATTTGCTCGGATTCACCCATCATGACACTCTTAGGGGCAATTCTTGAAAAAATGAATTCCTTCAAATTAGAAACGCCTGATTGTAATTTCTTTTTTTGTTCACCGGTCGGACTAACAATTGCATTAAAGTTTTTAATGAACGCAGGTTTAAATGAATCAAATAGCTTTTGTAATAAAGTGGTTTCTTGATTCGTAATTTCATTAAAATTCTTAATCAAGTCATTTAATTCTTTTTTCTCTGCCTCTTTATCCTGAATTTCGCCGGTCAAATCCAGCTTTTTATCCATCAACTCGGCGAATTCTTTCTCACCTTCGCCGGTCTCTTTGACCTCGGTTGCGTCAATTTTTGAAGTTAAATCTGCGACTTTTTTCTGCATTTCTGCAATTTCCTCATCGAGCTCGGAAATTTGATCATTGTAATTTGTCACAAATGGATCTTTCAGCTTCTTTAAGTCTGACTCTAAAATAAATCTAACATCATTAATGCTTTTTATAATTTCGTTAAAAGGAACTTTTATTTCCGCATTAAAATTTGCCTTCTTTTTGGAAATTTCATCAGGAGATTCTCCCACTGTTCCTTGTGTATCACGATTAACGAACACTTCAACCATCTTTGCAAGATTCTCATCAACCTTCGCTTCCAGCATTTTAACAGATGGATTATTTAAAAACATTTTCTTAATGTCAAGATCCGCATAACCTGACTTTTTTAACGAATCAATCGTTTCTTTATATGCATTTAAATTTTTAAATGCATCGTCAAGCTTGGCAAATAAATCGGTCACAACATCGCCAATGTCATTTTTAAACATCTCATTAACGTCATACTCTCTTGCAACCTTACCTTGCTGTGCAGTGAAAGGCTTCTTTCCTTTTTCTGTGAGCATGTCGATGATGTCTTTATACGTCTTAATATAAGCCTTTGCATAAGCTTCAGCGTATCCTTTTTGCTGAACTGCGTCGCGGAGTGATGGCCACACTTTACCGCGAAATCTTTCTCTTGCATCTTCAAGATCATCTTCAACGGTGGCAGGTTCGTCGGCTTCTTTCAGAAGATTCTTGAGAGAATTTTTTAAGAAAGATTCGACCTGCGTCATCGAAACGGACGAGTCCCTATTAAGGACTGATTCAATGGCATCTAGAACGGCCTGGTAAATGACGTGTGCGGACTCGTCAGGAACTTCCTGCAACTTCGCCCGAACGGCCGAGGCCAATTCAACCTGATTTTGCGGCGAAAAATTCGGATCCATTGGACTGGTCTCGGCGGCAATTGGATCGACGCCGGAGTTGGTCTTAATTGGTAAATCGTTCATCTGCGAGTCCATACCAAGCGTCTCGTTCATGAGCTGCTTAATGGCCTTCAAGGAAACTATTATTGGTTGCCGTTTCATGTTATACCTCAAAATCGGTTGTTAATTTATTTGTTTTTTAGAAACAACAGGCTCATGTGCCTGCTCCATCTGAACAAGACAGTCCATCAGGTATTTTTGTTGTATTGCCAATTCGACCAACTGTAAACTGTTCTGTTTTGTCACGTTGGCAATTGCCTGGACGGCATTGGCCAAATCGTGCAGTGCGGTGGTGCAGTTCTTTAATTCGTCAATGACCATGTTAATCCTGGAAACCAGGACTTTGCCTTCGGTCGCATCACCGAACAGATAGTTAAAAACTTTCATCTTATTAGGCTCCGCCTCCACCGGATCCACCGGATCGAACGGCGTACGGTTCTGGTAGGTCGGCTTCTTCGTCGTAAATGTCCTTGCCAACTTCGACGTCATAATTTCTACGCATCGCATCAAGGAACTGCTTGGCGTCGGCAGAGGACAGCTTTTCCAACAAATAATTGTGCGCTCGCTTTGTTATGGTGTCGCGAAATTCCAGCAAGCTATCGTAATTAAAAACGAGACGGGCGACGGAGGCGGCGAACTCCTCTATGTCAATTTGGGTGTCGGAGACAGGAGCATCTTCCTCCGCCTCAAGGAGCATTCTGGTATTCGTCCTAAAATTGTAGGATTCTTTTTTGGGCGTCATTGACGTCGATTCATAGTCAACAAAAAACTTGTCGATCTGCGCATCGATGGAATCGCCTGGTAGCTTGGACTTTTCTTTGGTCTCGGCTTCCTTCAACAGTTTAACAACACGCTTCAGGTGTTTATTTCTCATTAATCAATGTCCTCTTCGGTTAAAGACTCATCATCCTCAAAGCATGAGGCACAGTACGGCACACCGTTGGCCGTCAAATCTGACTCATCCCCACACACGCTGCAAATTTGTTCTCCATCCTCATCGAGGTCATAGGAAAAGTTATCAAAGTAGCAGGAATCACACACCAAAATATCGCTGACTTCTCGCGTGCTCGGCTCGCCGCAGTATTCGCAATCTGTTTGTCGCATTTTCGTCCTATTCGTGTGCCTTGTTAAGGAGGGTGGCCGCCTCGTCGATTGACTTAATTCGACCTTCGATGACGTCCCAATTAAGTTCCTTCAACAAGGAGACGATGTAGCTCTTCTTGTCGTCCAAATAATCATGGAAGTATGCGTGTTCCCACATGTCCAAGACAACCAGCGGAATGAATCCCAACATGACATCGCCGCTGTGGTGGCTAATTGCGACGTTCATGTATCTCTTTAAGAAGACGTTGTAACCGCAAACCGCCCAACCATTTCCTGCGGCGAGGGCGCATGCGATAAAATCAGTTTGCCAGCTGTCAAATGTGCCGAAATCACGCTGTAGCCTCATGTAGGCCAAAGAATCCATGAATATTTCGCTGTGCGGATCAAAGCAATTCTTAAAATACAGTTGGTGCAGATAGGCGGCATTGGCATTGTAGGTTTCATCCAGCTTTAGAGACCTAAATGTCGAGTGACGAGAATTTGCCTCGTCCTTATTGGAGGCATCCAATTCAGCTGAAATTCTGTTTAAGGACTCAACATATCCCTTGTAGAGATTAGCGTGGGCCATCTTGGTCTTTTGAGACACATTCTCAGATACCTGACTGAAAGTATCCTGCTGCACCACATAGGCTTCCTGCAGCATATCGGTTCCTAACTTCGTCTCAACACCGCGAAGGGCATCCTTTACAATGCTGTTAATGTCAAGTTCAATTTTTTTTGTCATGTCACTCCACCCATCTATGCGACGACATACTTCGAAATGTCATCAAATTTAATCGGAACGGCCACCATTTCAGGCTTACCAGTCGTAGGATTTAACACCACTTGATCACTGTCATCCAGCTTAGCGGTGTACGCTATGACCTCTCTTGCATCATAATCAATCCGTCCAATGGTGTACTTACTCTTCGTCTTCTTGTCCTTTAAGATTAATTGACTTGACAAAATGTCACCAATGTCATAATTGGAAGTCTGCGAACGCAGATGCACATCCCCATTCTTGTCTTTGGATTTTTTGTGGTCTTTTTTGCTCTTCTTCTCAGCAATTTCGCTGACAAGCTGTTTAAACATTTGATTATCTAATTTCTTCATGGTCACCCGCCATAAGTATGCGTTTCAAATTCGCATTATTAAATAATATTAAATATCGCCTTCTTCGTCTTCGTCGTCATCAATCTCATCGATTTCTTCGTCTGGTTCGTGGATCAAATCATATATCATGTCGGGATCGAACTTGAGCTTCTTGTCCGGAACGCGTAGGTCGCCGACCTGTTGCTTTAGTCGGCGACGACAATAGCGATTAACGAAAGACATGGCCTTCACATCCTCGTTGGCGACCTGCTTGGCGAACTCATTGAATATCTCTTGCATGGAGAGGTCCATCTCAAATAATTTGACCCTAAAGGCGGCGAATATCTCCTTCTTTAATTTAATGTGAACGCTCTTATTGACGGCGAAGGCATCAGATCTCATGACAACACGGTTCCATTATTTAAATTTTTAGGCATGTGGTTCCGCTCTGTCTGAAAATCAGATCGGTTCCGGAACCCAAAGCGTCGTACTCATTGACGTATAAAACTGTTTTAATTCCGCTATTAACTATGCGCTTTGCGCACATGGGACAGGGCTTATGAGTACAAATCATTAAAAGATTGGATCGCAATTCATAAGGCTTGCAGAGGTGGTATAGGGCATTTTCTTCGCCATGTAAAAATCCCGAGGCACCCGTTTCCATGGATTCACGTTCGTTGGAACCACCCTTGTAATTACCGTTGTAACCCATGGCACAAATTTCCATAAAATCTGCCGTGATGATTAAGGCGGCCACCTTAAGCTTTGGATCGTGAGACAACGAAGCCAATTCAAGGCACATTCTTTTGAACGTGTCAAGCTTCAATAACCACCTAGGATTAGCGGGTAATTCGAACACTATACATCCTCCTTGTAAAAGAACGGATGATGCGACCGACACCTTGGTTCATACAGTTCAATTCCGCCCACCTGAATTTCCATCTCATCGTCATTCTTCTTGTACGTGTAGTGAGCGTCCGATCCACACACAGAACACGCGGCACTAAGCTTGTAAACGTGCGTGGCCCACGGCAACATCTTCTGGATTTCAGGGAAAGGCTTACAGGCAGCCGACAGCTCGAGGGAAGAGACGAGTATCGTTGTTCCAAGGCGGTACAAGTAAATTAACGCCTCGGCGACACCCGGTATCATGAAAGCTTCATCGACGGCAACCACGTCAATTTTTTCGTCGATATCTGACAGGTATTTAAGAATATCCGATCCACAGGTCACAGGGATGGAAGAACTTGATGCGCCGCCATGGGACACGACCTCAGAATCAGAGTACCTTCCATCGATCTTTGGCTTAAAGACGAGACAACGCTTCTTTTGATGCCGGTGCTTTTCTAACGACAATAATAACATGCTTGTCTTCGCACCAAACATTGGACCCGTATATATGCTAAAAGTGCACATCATTATTTGATTCCTTTGATCAGCTTTTCGTTCTTCTGATACCAGTCAATGGTGTCATCTATTCCTTGCCAGATGCGAACAATGGGGCGATAGCCTAGTACCTCTTGCGATTTTGAAATATCGGCCTGTGTGTGCATCACATCTCCGACTCTCCACGGTGCAGTGTGAAATTTGGCATTTGGATACTTCGACAGTAGGTATTCCAATATTTGATTATTGGTCGTTCGATCGCCGCAGGCTACATTGAAGACTTCACCCGCAATATTTTTCTGTGATGTGGCGGCCAACAGGCAGGCACTAACGACGTTATCCACGTGGCACATGTCACGTGACTGTGTTCCATCACCGTCAGATCGCATTGATTCATTTCTTGCGATTGCCGTCAACCATGCTGAGATTGCTGTTGAGTAAGGAGAATTTCCTAGCTGGTTCCTGCCAAACACGTTAAAAAATCGCAAGGCGACTGCGTCGGTTCCATACAGCTCGGCATATAATCTTATGTAATCTTCAATGATTGATTTTTGCAAGGCGTACGGAGACTTGGAAGATTTTACGTATGTCTCGGACGTCGGCAAGACGTCGGCTCCACCATAGACCGATGAAGATGATGCGAAAATTAATTTTGTCGACCGCGACAACCGAACGGCATCGAGCAACAATAAAGATTTTTCCACGTTGGTTTCGTGTGTCTCCACGGGATGTTCAACCGAGTAAGATACGCGAGGAACTGCGGCCAGGTGAAAAACGGCGTCGTAATCTCCGTCCTGAATTCGCCGCAGCACAGCCGGAGCGGAAAAATCGGTCATGTAGATTTCCATCTGGCCCTTCAAACCTGAAATGAACTCCAGGCGACCGTTGGAAAGATCATCGACAACATCGACCGTGAGACCTCTCCGCAGGCACTCGGCCACCAAATTGCTACCGATGAATCCTGCACCGCCTGTCACCAATACTTTATTCAAGGTATCTTTTATCATGTTATGTCCAATCATAATATCTTTTTGTCTTTTGGTTACACGGCAAGTTCTTTTAATTTGCTCATGAAGGTTTTGCAACCAAACGAATCGGCATTAACCTGGGCAATACAGGCAGTATACGGGGCGATGGTTCGGACGCCATCCCATCCCCAGCAAAAAATATTTCTCCCTTGACCTGTGGGTCCAACCGTCGACAACAGCAGGTACGGTTTACCGTTCTTCGTCTTTTTCTCCTTGGCTTCCGTGACGATGAACCAGTAGACGTCGTCGCCGTCGAGATTGTCTATTGATTTGACATTCTTCTCGAGGAGACGCTGTAACACTTCTTCCGACACGATGGTGGCAGGATTAAAAGTTCCCGTGTACTTGACGCTATTATCGATGTCATCGCGGCGCGACCAGTCTTCCATATCGGAAATCTCAACAATGATTTCCTGCATCGCGTTTCTGCCGGCGTTCGGATTTTTCTTTGTGGATTTTTTGATCTCGGCGTTCCTGTTAACAAGAACCTCGAACATTTGCCTGTAATTTTTAAATGTCCTGCCGGGACCGACGCAGCCAAGAGAATCAAAACACTTCATTGAAATGAGGGCTTCGAGGGCCTTCTTGTTAAATTTGGAGTGTCTCCACGTGCCGTCGGAATTCCATAGCATTTCCTCGACAGATTTATAGGGACGGTTCTCCATGATCTCGAGAACGGCAGACTCACCGACGCCCTTCATGGACGTGAGGGGCGGCACGAAAGCCTGCAGGTCCTGCGACCAGGACCACTCTGTCGTGGAGTAATTGACATCGGCGTGTCCAATCTTGTATCCCATCTTCTTGACTTCACCCATCATAATGGCAAGGCCTTCGATGTTAGAATTTTCTGACTGTAGACATGTGGCCAACCAATCGGTTTGATAGTGCGTCATCAGCCAGGCACCGTAGTAGGAATCGATGGCGTACGCCACGGCGTGCGACTTGTTGAAGCCGTACAGCGAGAAGAACGCGATCTTCTCGAAGAGGTCCTGCGCCATCTTGCGGTCGAGGCCCGATACCGTGACACAACCCTCGACGAACTTCTTTTCGAGCGCTTCCTTCTCCTCGGATTTCTTTCCGAGGGACGTCAGGTCCTTCTTGACGAGCGTCTTTCTCATCTTGTCGGAATCGCCCGGGGAAAATCCGGCAAGCTTCTGCGCAAGGAGCATGAACTGTTCCTGAAAGACGATGAAGTTAAACGTCGAACCCAGGACGTCTCTAATGGTGGAATGTTCGTACTTAACATGCTCCGCGTCAGCCTTGGCGGCGACGTACTTCTTGTGAACGTTGGCCTTCAGCGGTCCCGGTCGATAGATTGCTGTGATGGCGGCCAGCTCATCGATGTTAATTGGTTGCGCCTCGGTGCAAAAATCTCGGGCGCCTTTGCTGGTGAACTGAAAGATGCCCGGCCAACGACCCTTTTGGTAGACTTCCTCGAATACCTTAATGTCCGTCGGATCGACGTACCTACAGTTTAACTTTTCGTCATAAAATTTCTTGATATCGGCAAAGGCCGGTTCCCGGCCCATCTCGCGACGCAGAATTCTGGAGATGCAGTCTTCGACCATGGCCATTTGCTTCAGACCGAGGAAGTCGAACTTGAGGAATCCATTCTCTTCCAGGTTGCGAATGTTGACACCTTCGGTCCAGGGAGTCTGTAGTTCTCCGCGAACAGTGATGAGTGGCATGTGCTTCTCAAGGTCCGGACAAATGAGGACGCCACCGGCGTGACGACCCACGCTGCGATTCATCATGAAGAGGGCGCGAATCTTCTGCTCCACCTCTGGATACTTCTCCATGAATTCCCTGTAGCGTTCTGAGTGCTGCATGCAATCGTCGTGCTTCAGGACGAACATGGATTTTTCCATGTTGGGATCGCGGGTCTTAAACTCGACTTCCTGCTCGAGTGGGCCGGTGACGGCGTTGACCTCTTCGAAGGGAACCCCGTAGAACTTTGAGACGTCCTTCACGAGGGACTTCAGTTTTAACGTATTAAAATTTGAGACAGGAACAACGGCATCATTTCCAAAGATTTCTCTGGCCGCCTCGATGAGCTTGTCACGATTGCCCACGTCAGTATCGATATCAGGATATCCTGAATTATGCGTCAGGACAAATGTGTTACCGTTTTGCGAGATGAAGAATGTGTGATCATGCTCGACTTCAATATCAATTAATTCTTTTTCTACTTCAAGCTCTAGTATTTCGACCGCTGTGACCGGGACGTACTCGAATGAGTGATTTTGTTCCATTGTAGTCGAAGCCTTCAACGTTGCTGATTCCAAGTTGCTTAATATCATTATAAAAATCTTTCATTAATTTTACATGAATAATAATGCCTTGCTTCACTAGTTCTTCGACACACGACAAATTTGAGTTGTATCTTCCGTCATTTCTGTCACCTTTCATCTCTACATAAAAGTCAAATTGAGGCAAATAAAAATCAGGTGTGTAAAAAACTTTCTTATCGTTAATTGTCAACTCAAAAGTTTTATGTTCGTATCGATATTCGTATCCGTTGTATTTGCATAAACGAGCAAAATCCGCCTCAAGAGAGCTTTTATAGTAATTGCAATCATTTAAATCAATTCTAAATCCGCACCTACCATGTGTCGATAATTTGATAAGTCCTGCAGACTGTGCATACCATTGGCAATTACGTGAGCAAAATTTTTTGGCATCAGACGTTGTCGCCTGCCAAGTCTTAGAGCATACAATGCAAGTATATGTAATTCTACGTGAAGCGATTCGACATGATGAACAGTTCCCATCTTTATTTCTGGAGGAAATTTTTAAAGAACAAATTTTACAATATCTAAATTTTGATTTAGAAAGACAGCTTCTGCTGCAAAATTTCGCAGTTTTGGCTTGCGATATTGGTTTACAAAATCGATTACCACATTGAACACAAAATTTTTCAACTTTTTGACTCGATGTTAAATTTGCTTTATTGAATGCTCGCTTGCAACTCTTTGAACAATATTTGCGCTTACAGGCATTGAGACTACCTTGATCACCTATTGCATAGGTGACATCAAATGGCATACTGCACTGCAAACAATTTATTGTCTTTTTCATGTATCTTTCCCGGGAACGATTCTTAGGAATACATGTTGTTTTCAGAGCTTCTTAATCAGGTCTGTTGTTCTAATTTCACATGCGAGCACTTCTATTTCAGATCCGTCACGTAACACGATCCATTTGTGATTTGGTGAACACGTTATAATTTGACCTCCGATAGTAAGCTTCATGATCCGCTTGTGCTTCGTAATAATTTTTGATTTGATTTTCTGCCGACGATTATTGCCTGAAATCACATCGTCGCCTACATTCACATCTTTGATAGGCTTATCATTTCCATCAGCCATTTTTACCAACGTCGCAGGATCAAGGCACCTATGTCGGCCCATGAACCTTTCCCAAAGAAGATCGTACTTCAGAGGATCGACGTGGGTAATGCCGAGGAGGTAATTAACGAGGGAGCCGGCACCTGATCCTCTTCCTGAGCCGGGAAGCGTCTTATTCTCAGCTAGCTTGAAAACCTTCTGAAGGGTAAGGAAGTAATCCTCAGACTTCAGAAACTTGATATCGTCGAGCTCCATCTTGGCGCGGGCCACGTACTCCGGCTTCTTGTCGAGACCTTCTTCCTTCAGACCAGCCTTGGTCAGCTCGACGAGCTTCTTAAAGGCCGTGGATTCGCCGTCGTTAAAGGATGGCAACTTTGCGGCAGAATCGAACCAAATTTCTTCGCACATATCCCAGGCAACGGAATGGCCATTCTCAATGGCCTCCCGGATACGTGCTTCCGTTCCTTCGTACCACGAGTGCTCGGCCTTGCGAGACATGTACTCCGTCCACATCTGCTGCGCATTCTTGGGAT